CAGCGTGTTGAACACTCCTCGCATGAACTGAGCTATAGATTCTCGTTTCGATGCCCAGCCTCCAGCCCGGAAATCCCTTAACGTATCTTGTATAGTATCCATCCTATTAGTCATGGCCCCAACATCTTTTGCAGCGTCATTTACATCCTTTACAGTCTCGCCATAATTCTCCCCAGCCTTCTTACCCATTTCCTTTTCAGTTGTTGTCTGCCCTCTCCACGGTACAAGATTTGTAGGCGCCCCCGCCGGAGCTTGAGTACTAGCTGGCTGGACTCCACCAGTTGTATCCCCTGGAGCTTGCGGCTGTCCTTGCGGCTGTCCTTGCGGCTGTCCTTGCGGCTGTCCTTGTCCTGGAGCCTGTGGCTGTGGCTGGCCAGGAGCTAAATTGATTACCGGCGCTGGTGATTGTCCAAGTGGCCTTATTGTAGTTGCACCTCCAAGTGGGCCTCCAACAATAGAAGGTATTTTTTCACCCTCTGGTCCTTCAAGCTCATGGAATCCTGGTGCAACCTGCCCCATTATACCTCTAACAGTCTCAGGTGTTTGGCCGCTCCCCATGTTAAAGCCAATAACTCTCTTTTGCCATTCTGCTGCTCTTTCGTCTGGATTAGTCGGGAGACCATCGTATAAGCCAGATACAAGTGCTTGAAAAGCTGGCATAGCTCTCTTCTGTGCTTCAGGAGACAGTGATTTAAATGTTGAGTTAACAGTTGCATTCCACTGGTCTGGATCATGAAACAATGCAGGACTTGCTTTATGAACAACCTCTAATGCTGAACCAGCCTCCTTCGTAATCGACTCATTAAACTGTCTTTGGAAGAAAGCAGCTTGTCTATATTCACCTATAAGCCTTCCTGAGTACGGCCCAGCTAATGGATCTTGTGCTACCGCAGCCAATCCTTGGTCAAGCGATGGCGCCTGAGACATTATCTCACCAGCGCGTTGTTTGGCTGCAAACTCATACTGTTGCATCCGGTTCTGGTTCATCTCTATAGCGAACCGGCCCATCTCCACAGCACTGTGGAGCGGATCAACCGCGCCAACTGTACCAGGCGGTTTAACTTGCAATGCTATAGTAGGATCTGACATCGTGCTATCCTTGTTGTCCCTCGTCAGGAGACATTACAGAAGCTTGTGGCATACTCTGACCTAAGCCACCACTGCCATTGGCAGGACCTCCAGCACTCAAAGCATTCTGGGCCTGACCCTGGCCCTGGCCCTGGCCCATTGTAGTCATCTCTTTAATCTTGTCCTCTGTATGAGTGGCGGCTAATGATCTGAAGGCTGAGACAGCCATCTTATGCCGATACAGATCAGTTTCTTTAGCCAAGTTCATCTCAGTCTGTTTCACAGTAATATCATGCATCCTAATCCAGCTTGCCAGACCTTGCCCTCCAAGTGTCGGCATATCGGCCAGCAGAGTTGCAAGATTTTCGGCACCCAGCCCATGTCCAACCAATCTTCCAGCTGCTTGTACTACATCCTCAGGCCTTACTATATCTCCCTTATCCAATAGCCCGTCTAGTTCCCTCCTAACATGGTCGATGACTTCAAACGCTTTTACATTATTCTTATACTGATTTTGATCCATCTTAAAATTCTGATGAACCTGATCGAATGGAGAAGCCCCAGGTCCAGATCCTGCTTTAGACGATGGGGGTGCCCCTGGACCTGCAGAAGCATTCGGAGCCATACCATTACCTAGAGTCCCTAAACTTGGCGAAGGACCAAGTGGATTATCCGACATTGTTCACCTATTATCCTGTGGGATAGGGATAGTCAACACCGACTATGGGAGTTGAGGCACCACTGACTGGAGCATTGCCAGTGAAACCAGGATCATTACCAGCAGTTCTAGTTAAGGCGAATAGATTTGCTGCGTTGCTGGCAGCATTTCCAACACCAGTCAGCCCGCCTGTCAAAGCATTAGCCGAACCAACAACTCCAGAAGCTTGTGCCGCACCAACATTCTGAATATTTTGAGCAATCTGACCAGAAATAGGAACAGCCGCCCCAGCACCAGCTGCCGCCGCTTGTAAGCCTGTATTAACTGGACCTGCTAACATATTATATTGTTGTCCTCTCTGTTGAAGCTCTTGCGATCTTGACGCCATCAAGTTCTGAACCTGGGATAGATAATTCGAGAATTGCTGCTGGTATGTTGTGGAAGCGAGGTTTGTCGCATAATTAATGGCACCCTGCTGGCTTGGACCACCTCTTCCTAAACCTCCTGCAGTCAATTGATTCTGTGCAGCTCTCAGCCCTTGGCTTAACGTAAATTGATAACCTGGAGTCTGCTCCAGCTGGGCTTGTGTCGGCGACCACTGGGGCAGGGACGTATCAATTGGAGCAGTAAGCCCAGGGATTGCACCTTGGAACGATGGAATAGCTCCAGTGCCGAAATCTAGAAATGGCTGAATATTGCCTTGTATCCTATTAAAGACTTCTCTCTGAAAATCTATAGCCCTTTGTGCAGAAGCAGCTTGGAGCCCGGCTGCATCCGTAGCTGCACTGGCTCCCTTCTTACCACCAGCAAGAGAGGATGCACCGGAGATCCCTGCACCTGCTAGTATCGCTGTTCCTGTTCCAATAGGCATAACGATCTCCTGCCTCTCATCTTACTTTATCTTACTTTATCTTTAATATATAGTTGTAGCCGAGTAATTCGGCTCCCTTCTTAATAAAGAACCGTCCTAAACCTGCACCTCTGCCTCTTGTAGTATGATGCAGATATGCAAACTTCACTCCAAGCTTCTTGAACTCTTTCACCGCCACGTCAAACATCTTGGCTCCAACAATTGGGTGCCCAGGCTCCACGTACCAAGCAGCTTGATTAATTATAAGAGTTCCTTTAGCTTCCATGTCAAAATCAATCAACCAAGATAAATAACCTACCATCCTTCCATCAACTCGAGCAGTCAAAACTTGAAACCTACCAGTATCGTTAAGTATCTTCATCGACTCCCAATCAGGCTTAAATTCCCTCCAACCCACCTCAACCTCGTCATACTCTTTCCTTGCAAGCTCGTGCAATTCCTCCCAAATATCCTTTACCTTCTCCATCTTTATGTCTATCATAATGCAAATTTAATGCAAGATGCTATGGATTTCTTTCATCCTTTCCAGGACATCTTGCCGAAATGCATTGTATCTCACCTCAATTTCATCTTTATTCTTCATTACATCCTCCAATTTAACCTGTATATCAAGGGCCGATATCTGTGCCCACCAGTCAAAATCAAACTCAAGCTCGAGACAATACTCAAAGAGCCATTTGCATACAGCAGGAGAATCAAGCATTCTAGTCTCGATTGACAGAACGTCAGATTGGGCTGATACGACGTTTAACATCTCATCTAACTCAGCTAAATTAGCCAAGTGTCCTTGATACCCTTCCTCAGTAATAGAACTATATACCTCTTGAATAGGTCTTCTTACTACTATAGTCTTCAAATCCGGCAGCTCTTTCCGAATAACCTGCCATGCAACAACGCCTCCAATCTCAACAGAACCCCACATTCCTTCTTCTTTATATGCCTTAACAAAATTCTCTATACTCTTACAAAGAGGAGCAACATCATGGGCAACAGGCTGAAGAGGGCGGGCAAGAGGATAGTTAAGGTAGTGGGTCATCCACGATGACCTGCTTCGAGGAAGGCAATAAATAATGAAGGCCATTATGGAATACCTGCTGCTGCCAATCTATTCTCTATCGTCGTGACCCTGCCTTCCAGCGACGAAACCCTCCCCTGCAAGTTTGTAATATTCGACTCTGCTGTATTCATCCGCCCTTGCAAGCTGGCTATATTGTTGTTCGCCGTGGTCATCTGGCTCTGCAATGCGGATATGTTAGCCTCCGCAGTGTTCATTCGGCCCTGGAGGTTGGATACTTGGCCCTGCAGGGTACTTATCTGCCCTTGGATAATAGTGATGTTGTCGTTGGCAGTGTTTAATCCGTCAAAGAGCTGGTCAATGAAAGATGCGCGAGTGGAGATGAAGACAAGGAGGTTGTACCAGGGAACACCAAGAGTCCCTGTCACCGGGTTCATAATCGGAGAGTTATAACTGGGGATCGTGAACCAATTCGGCGGAGCCGAAGGAGAAGGGAATGTTGTATCTCGGAGCGCAGGACTCCCTCCAACGCTTGCCACAACAACACCATTCCGTACGACTGGCCTTGGCATCGCTATGTTCCCAATACTTCTGCGTCTACCCAAGCCCCATTCAGTGCAGCAGGGCCTGCAATAGCATGTTGCAGTTCAAATATTCTATCCCTGGCCACTCCCATTCCCAACCATTGAGGCTGCGTCAGATACTCTCCTGGCGCGCCATTGCTTTGCAGTACATCTGTTCCAAATGTCCTTCCCCTGTCATCACTCCATCGCAGCGTGAGTTGGGCTGGCTTCCCATCAACCTGGAGTGGCCCCATACCGCTCTCAATATCCGCCCGGAGTGCAGAGAACTGCAATCGGCGACCGTCTACCTCTGCCATCTGACTTCCGCCAGCCACCCGTGCCTGACCTAGATGAGGAAAGCTGCGGATACAGGTGAGGGGACAATTGACTCCATTAACGGTGTCGAAATACTGGTCTAGATTAAGATAGTATACTGTATTATTCTGCCAATCTCCTGCAGTGCTGCGGCCATTGATAAAGGCCATACAGCTGGCTCTATGTCGATTTAGAGAATTATCTGCTGGGTTTGTCCAGGCTTCTTGGTGCCATGCCGCTGTAATGTCTTCTACCGCTGCATCATAGACCCAGGTTTGATTACCAGCAGGGAAGGTCAGCATGTAGAACCAGTGCCCGTCTATTTGGAAAGTAAAGCCCCTGGCATCTGTGATACCTACTGTCTTTTGCATCTTTCGGATGGCGTCTTCGAGGGCATGATTGGAGATGCGCTTGGTCAGGTAGCCTCTGAACGAGAAAACAACCCCTTCGCCCTGTAAATCCCTGCTAAGCCAATAGACATCAATATCATTACTAGCCACACTGAAAGGAGCAGCAATCCCATGCTCCACATAAGTACCAGGCAGAATTTGGAAAGGGAATGCCGAAGCTGACGTACCACCAACATTGTACCACACCTCAGTCTTAACATCCCCAAACAGAAATATCTCCCTCCTATTGACATAAATCGCTCTAAGATCATCTGGATACGCTACCTTTCCAGAGAAGAACAACGCGTCAAACCCTATCTGATTGGACAAGGTAGAGCCAAAGAACACACTTCGAGGCAGATTCCATATTATGAAGGTGTCCACATACGCGACCTGATCGGCCCCTTGAAAGAGGCCTGTCGAGTCAACAACTGTCGCAAAGTTACCCTGTCCCAACGTACTTGTGTACCCCGTGGTCGAACCATCAACAAGCAGGAGGTCTATGCCGTTGTCTGTCATGGAGACAGGACCAACAGAGGTTCCTAGGGGACCCAAGTCTGTTAAGGTGAAGTCGCTGTTGATTTTGAAGAATAGGTTGCCACTGACTCCGTACCCGACACCATCGGAGGCTCTGAAAAGTCCTCGCATCGGTCCAGGGCCGTGACTGAAGAGAGGAGTTAAGCCTGGGCGCTGATAGTGGGTAAGAGGTATTATTGCACTCCGAGGGTTTACCTCAGAGTAATAGTTAATACATCTCTGTGCAGAAGCAATCACACTTCTGGTCGTATAAGAGCCGCCAACTAGAGGAATCCTCATTCCTTACCCCTAGTATTTCCTCTTCCCTACACTTGCACCCTTCTTCCCATTCCCATTCTCACTGAAGGGCATCTTCGTGAGAGGCTTCCCAGGATGCATCTTCTTCTCATGAGCATGAACACCCTTCTTTACCTTCTTCCCGTTCCCAGCCATAATATCCTCCTCCTATGGTCTTGCTTCCTCATATCTGTCTGAGCCATTACCTACAACAGGTTGTTGCAGTGCAGGTTCTTGCAGTTGTGTCTGTGTTGCTGCCTGCTGCCCGATAGCTTGTATAAGCGGCTGAACTATTTTGTAAGGGCCTTCAGCCAGAAACTGAATAATCAAATTCCACTGCTGCACCTCAAAGGTGATAGTCAGCGTCTTGTTCAGCGGTAGATCGCTCATCACTCACTTTCCTTTCGGTGGTACATAGGGGTTGATCTTGTGGTTATGCTTAACGATAGCAGCATACTCGACATTAGCCGGATCGCACGGCACGTAGAGAGTGGTTGGCCCAGCTATATTGCCCAGCATTTCATCCTTATCGAGCATCACCTCGATAGTGTTTCCGTCTGCGCTTGTATAGGTGAGTTTCATGTTCAGAGATCCGCCGATGCGGTGAAATTCCCATTGATCGCTGTCTGTGCAGTAGCCGTTGTCAAAGCATAGACAGTAATTTGCCCAGGATTGTACTGCACAATCCCCAACCCCGTACAGTTCACCAGTGCAGGACTTAGGAAAGTGATCGTTGGATTCGCCCGCATCCAAACCGGCAGACTGACGGTGTTGGCAAAGTTCTGCACCGCCACTCCCTGCATTTGAAAATTAATGTTGCCTTGCGAATAAAACCGCTGGCATTTCGCCAGATCCTGCTGCGGATCGGGCTTTTCCAAGGGCGTCGCAACGCTGCCGATCTCGAGCTGGACGCCCCAGAGCTGCACCGTGCCGGTCTGCACGCCGATATTGCCGGCTGCTGCACTGTTGTTGGCCCCCGAGGAGAGCCAGATTTGTAAGACGTTGCGGTCATTACCATTAGTGCCAAGCGTCTTACCCACAGACGTTGGCACCGCGAACGTTACGCTATAGCGCGCCCACGTCGTCGCCGTGGTGATCGATGTGCCCCCAGGACCGGCTGGCCCAGAGGGCGAACCACCCGTCCCGTAATCGCTATAGAGACTGAGGCCCAGCTTTAATCCAGCGGGAGTTCCAGACGCCCAAAAGCTAAGTGTGACGGTCTTGCCAGCAAGGCGACGAACACCTTCGATAGAGTGCGTGATCTCGGTGTATGCGCCAGCGGCGGCGTTGCCTGTCGTGAAAAGTTGCAAGGCAAAAAGCGCCGCCTCGTCACCAATCTGAGCGCGTATACTATCGGCTAGCGCCACTTGATAAACTGAGACAGGGCCGGTATCGAGCGCCCACTGCAGTTGCCAGCGGTCCAGCGTGTACCCCCCAGTCCCGGTGAACGGCCCCGTGGCGCGCTGCGCCACATTAAAGAGCGGGTTGTGCACGAGGTTGCGGCCTACGTTGTTAAGTGCAGCTGCTGGTGCAGCTCCCAGGTTCGTAAGGGCTAGTGGGGCGGTGATAGCTCCCGTCCCGCCCTGCGCAACCGGAACAGGAACAGTTAGAGTTGATGCTGGTGTAGTAACAGCCCACTTCGTACCGTCCCACTGATAGAGGGCACCATTTGGACCAGTGACCTGCTGCCCATTAGTCGGAGCACTAGGAAAATCAAACGCCATATCAAATCCGAGTCTGGTTGAGGGCAGACGAAGCGCCGCAGTTAATATTGCCTTGCGCCCAAAATGTCATTGTGGTTTGTCCTGTTCGAGAAGCGCAACTTTCGCTGCCAGTTCCTTGACTGCGTTCACGAGCGCGTAAATCAGCGGCCCAGAATCGACCGCGCCATATTCCTGCGCCGGCTGCTTAGGGTCGAGTTGATGCGAGTAAGTCCGCGCCATTTCCGGGATAACCGCCGCCGCATCCTCAGCGTCGAGCCCGACAAAATCAGTCTCGGGCAGGTTCCAGTTATCGTCGTTGTAGCGGTAATTGAGGGGCCGCAATGCAAGCACCGCCGCAAGGCCGGTGTTCCATTCTGCTGTCATCGCTTTTAGTGAGCGATCGGAGGGCGCAGTCCATGTGCCGCCGCTGGGTTTGTAGGCGTTGGCGCTAAAGATAGAAAAATCTCCGTTGGCGGTTATGTTCATCAAGTTGCTTCCACCCGGCAGCACCGCGCCGGCCGTTCCCGTGGGATAGCCGGTAATCGTAAAGCCACCAGCGGGATAGACCGCCCGAATGCTGACGGCGGTATTGGCGAAGGCATAGCAATACTGCCCGCCCGAGATGTACGAGTTAAACGATATGCCATTCGTTGTGCCAACCCAATCGGCATAGCTCTGCCCTTGGTTAGCAACGCGGGCCTGCCCGGCTGTTATCGTGCCTCCGGTGTAGAAGCCGTTGAGCGCATAGACCGTGCCACCGCCCATGTCAGCTCCGGTCGCGCCAACCGACACTCCTTCGGTCACATACATGCGAGTGGTGGCACTGGTGCTAGCGGGGGCTGTCGTTGAAAATGCGATTTGAGTGGGGTTGGATGTCGGCGTCCACGTCGCTGGCGCCTGGATCGAAATTAGCCCGCGAGAGGTCGTGCCGTAAGCAGTGCCGTCGTGGCCGATCGTCTGAAACGTGGCGAGGATGTTACCGCTCGCCGTCGCGGCCGGCGCGGCTGCAGTACCGCCAGCCTGACGAAACAGCATAATATTTGCCGCGCCAAACGCATCGGAAACAAACGTCGTGTTTGCGGCGTCAGGAGAGGCGAGCCGCGCTTGCACATTGTAGACAGCCGGAACGGCTGGCAGAGCCGCAGCGTTGGTGTTGATTGCCAAAGCGCCGGTCAGCGAGCCGCCCGTCAGCGGTAGATAGGAAGAGGCGACCGCGTAACCTTGCGCTTTGACGTAAGCCGTTGTCGCGAGAGAGGTGTCGTTGTCCGCTGTGGCGGGTGTTGGGCCTCTGGGATCCCCTGTAAAGACAGGAGAAATGAGAGGGGCGTAGGCACCACTACCCTGGACACCAGACACCCATTTACTGCCATCCCACGACCAAACAGTTCCATCTGGCCCTGTATAAGACTGGCCATTAGTAGGCGAGATTGGAAAATTAATTGCCATATCAGCGTCCAAGCATTATTGTGGCTCTTCCGGAGCGGGCAGCGGCTGAATACCCGGCGGCAGCGCTGCTCGCAATTCGTCAAGCTCCGCCTTCAAGGTCTTGACGCTGTTTATCAGCGCGTAGATCAGATCGCCACCGTTGAGGGTGGCAACCTCACACTGTTCCTCGCCGACCGTCGCTATCATACTGCCAACGATTTCGGGGATATACGGCTCGACGTCCTGTGCTACGAGGCCGAAAAGGATTTGACTCGGCTCGTCGCGCGGCGCGAAGGGCGTCGCTGGCTTGTAGCGAAACGTCACTGGGTTGAGTTGCAGCACCGCATCGAGGCCGCGCGTATAGGGCTGCACATCCTGCTTCAGAGAGATATCACTGAGCGCCGTCCAAGTGCCGGTCGTATTGACGCAACCCCCGTTCGAGGCAGCGACCCCTATCGTGAGGGCGGCGCGTGTGTTGTCATAAAGCCAGTAATCGCCGGTGGCGCCTTGGGGGCCAAACGACCAAGAATGGCTGCCGTCCTGGCGCATAAAGCAGTCGGAGCCGGGATTTCTGAGAAACAGCGGTGTCGCGCCGCCGGCTGCCATTACCGTCTGTCCAGTCGCGCGGTTGATCTGCAACGGTATGGCGCGAAACGCCCCGGCATCCGTCCACGCACCAATCGCAAAGTCGCTGCCGCTATTCGCGCCAGTTTCTGTTGTGTTATCCCCTAGCACAATGGTCCAGCGAGTTGCGCCAGCCCGCTGGCCATAAACGAACGCCTGATTAGCGCCCGCCGCTTTATTGAGAGCCAACGTGCTGTCCGACGGGGTGCTTACGATGATGGTTCCGCCGCTTTGGATGTTGCCCGCCGCGTTGAGCGTGCCGGGTCCAAGATCGCCGCCTGCGGGCACCGTTCCGCTCGCATCGCGGATTAGCAGGCCGCGCCCGATGGATGCGCGAGTTAGAGTCGTAGACGCGCCAGTGGCGCAGGTGTCGAATGTGATCTGCGACCCGTGCGCGGTATCGGTCCAAGCCTCAGTCGCATAAAAACTAACCTGTGCGCCCAGACCATAAGATGTTGTGCCGCGCCCGTTGCCTTGCACGGAACCAAAGAATGCACCGTTAACCGATGCCGTAGGCGCGGCAGCCGTTCCGCCCGATGTACGCAACGCGAGAACGGAACCGACAGAACCAAAGCCATCAATGACGGCACAAGGGTATTGGCCGTCCGTGCCGCCGAGCCGTAACAGATTCTGTGCAGTAGGCCCGGCGGGCAATGCCGCCGCGTTGGCGTTGATGATGAGCGAGCCGGTCATTGTGCCGCCAGCAAGTGGCAGTGCACCGAGGTTAGTTAGGGCCGTTGGGGCGGTTGCGGCTCCGGTGCCGCCATTGGAGATGGAGATTGGGGTAGGTGGGCTGGTGCCGCTCGGCACGTTGACCGCAGGGGTCCACTGAGTGCTGGTGCCATCATTATACCGAACATACAACTGAAGATCAACACTATTCCACCAAAGGCTGGAATCGAGGGGGTTGACAGGAGGGGTATCACTGACATTGACGAGTGCGCTTACTGCAGGGAGGTGAGCGCTCAGATTGTTCGCAATCACCCATTGCAACGAGTCCCCATCATCGTATAGGACGAACAACTGCCCGCTTATTGTATCCCACCACAGACTACCCGAAGTCGGAGCCGGTGACACAGGAGGCGCAGGTGAGATTGCTGCTTTTGACGCAACTGCACTGGCTGCTGCTATAGCTGCGGATACAAAAGAGGTCGTTGCAACTCTAATGGAGTTGTCGTTGACAGGAGGCACCGATGAAGTAGGCGTCCCAGTGAATGCAGGACTATTGAGAGGAGCACCTCCTAAGTTAAACAGAGCCGCTTGAGGTGTAGTCCCTCCCGTCCCGCCATCAGCTACAGACACAGGGATCGAAAGGGCTATCGTAAGAGTCCCTGAAGTCCCACCCCCAACCAGCCCTTCACCAGCAATGATACCGGAGATCGGACCGCCCTCCACGCCGAGGGCCACTTCGATGGCCTCCTGCACAAAGGCAGTAGTAGCTATCTGGCTAGTATTCGTCGTCGGGGCTGCGCTAGGCGCAGTTGGGACGCCAATAAGATTCGGACTATTAACAGCTGCAGCGCCCAAATTGTTTCTAGCCGTATTACTATCGGTCGCTCCCGTCCCGCCATCTGCAATAGGAACTGGAGAAACTAGGCTGATTGTGACCGCACCAACCCCGCCGCCAGTCAGACCATTCCCTGCTGTTACCGAGATAACTCCCGACCCTATCGCCCCTATCGCATCAGTAATCGCATCATTAACCCAACCAGTTGTAGCGATCTTATTAGTATCATCTGCCGTTGGTGGATTAGGAGCCAGCGGCACTCCTAACAGCTGCGGTGAGACAATAGGAGCCCCACCCAAGTTGGATAGCCCAGCACTTGGATTTGTCGCTCCAGTCCCACCATTACCAACCGATACAGGAACTTGAAGTGCAATCGAGACAGCACCCTGACCGCCACCAACAATACCCACGCCAGCCGCAATGGAGATAACACTACCCCCTGCAACTCCAAGCTGGTTCAGAGCCTGATGGACAAACTCGGTTGTAGCCAAGATCGTACTGCTGTTAGAAACCGGCACTGTAGGTGCAGTTGGAGTCCCTATAAACCCAGGGCTGGCAATAGGCGCTGCACCCAAATTAGAGAGGGCTTGATTAGGATTATTGGCTCCAGTCCCCCCATTAAGTATCGAGACAGGGAAGAATGCATCAACATACTGCTTTGTAGCCGCACCTAGATTGTTAGTCGGATTGAGGGCAAGAATGAGCGGCCCGGTAAGGGTGCCCCCTGTCAGTGGCAATCCCCCTATATTCCGCAGAGCGTCCTGTGCAATAGTGGCTCCAGTACCACCATGAGATATACTGACTGGGATTGTAAGGCCGACTGCTCCTTGTAGAGCCTCAATCTCCTGTTTCGCGACAAGGAAATTATGGCGGACGCTCTCTGTAGTAGGAGCCCCAAAGATCGGAACAGATGGATCAATAAAGCTAGTCATTCGCTTTACCTTGCATTAGAAGGAGGTGTAATCGGCCTTCTCCCTCTCGGTAGTGCAACTGGCGTCGTCGGGGCAGGTGCTGGAGTAGAAGCCCTGTTAGGTTCCGGAGGCTTTCCTTTGGAACCTTCTAGCTTCTCCAATCTCTCTACTATTTCCTTTATGGCGTTGACAAGAGCATACGTAAGCGCAGTTGAGTCAAGGGCTGGAATCTCCGACTCCTCTTCATCTTCCGGCTTCAATTTGGCCTTATAAGTTGCTTGCATCTCCGGCATGTGGTGAGTCTCATCAGAAACGAGGCCGATAAACGTTCTATCTGTTGGCATACCTGCCAAACCATTATACCTATATTCGACCGGATTCAATTTAATGATGGCGTCAGTCCCCTGTTTGTAGGGCTTTATATCCTCCTTAAGTTGTCGGGCCGATGTTGCTACCCAAGACCCTCCACCAGGCTTATACGCTCCAGCCGAAATAGTGAGAGTGCCATCACCAGCAGTATGCATAACCTCAGTGGCACCACTATTCCTAAAGCTCCAACCCAGATCCGTACCACTTCCAAGCTGGAACGTAAAGGTATTGATATCAGCAAAAATAAGAGGGCCGCCGCTGGCTACCGTATTTCCGCCAGGAGGCTTATGGACAAAGGTAATATAGTTGCCACCAAGCTGTAGATCCCCGGTATTGTACAGCTGGAGCTGTAGAGTTGTGCCATTGTCGGGAGAGAGGCTGAACCTGTTGCTTTGGACTCCCGCAGCCCAATCCCAAGTCCCCGTATTTCGGAAGCGGATATATGATGGAGAGCCAGAGACAGGAGACAACGTTATTGGAGCACTGTTAGCGGTTGTAATGCTGATGGGGCCGGTCAAAGCCCCTCCCGTTAGAGAGAGGAATGGACTACCTGCCATCCTTGTGTCAATATAGTTCTTATTCGCTGCCTCGGCAGGGTTGATCGGATCGGCCGCTAACGTTAAGCGGCCCGTCAAGGTTCCTCCTACAAGCGGGAGATAAGAGTTCAGGGCTGTAGCCACAAAGGCGGTCGTAGCAAGGCTTGTCGTGTTGTCAAGCGCAACTGGCGTTGGTGCAGTGGGATTGCCGGTAAATACTGGACTATTGGTGGGCGCAGCGTTGATAGTTGCAGGTGCCCAATTGCTACCCGAGCTATGATACTGAAGATATTGGCCGTCCGTCGGAGCCGTCGGAGAAATCTGAATCCCTCGAATAGCATCTACTGTCGCTGCGATGCTTGTCGTACCACTACCAGTCACATCCCCGGTGATGGAGATATTCTGGTTGGCCTTAATGTAATTCTGCGAGTTGACCCAACTAGTAGTGGCAACAACTGCACTATTTTCATTGGTTACAGGGACTGGTGCGCTAACCACCCCTGTAAACGTGGGACTGTCAATGGAGGCTGCACCTAATGCAGTCCTGGCAGCAAGAGCCGTCGTCGCCCCCGTTCCACCACTGGATACGGCTACCGGGATATCTAGAGAAAGAGTCACATCCCCTACAGTCCCACCGCCAACAAGTCCTGTCCCCGAGGCAACTCCAGTGATGACTCCAGGTGGCACCACATTCGACACAGCCGTATCAACATACTGTTTTGTAGCCGCCTGAAGATTTGTCGTCGGATTACCTGCCAGCGTAATGGAACCTGTCATCGTGCCGCCGACAAGCCGCAGATAGCGGACATCCGCCTCAGAGGCGGAGAGGCCGCCATACGGCGACCGAACATGCGTCCATCCTTGTGCGACCGTGTAGCGGAGCAGATCACCATTATACAGAACAGTACCGATAGTAAGTGGCGGCAACGCAACAGTTAAATTCTCTCCTGCTGATGGATCAACTGTAACACAAGTCCAACTATTCCCATCGGCAGGAGTCCCCACAGTTAGATTGGGCACATTGGTCGCGACCAGATAATTTCCTTGAAAATGATAGGGATTAGTAATGGCTGTATCAACATATTGCTTGGTTGCTGCATCCAACGGCGCAGCTGGATCAGCAGACAGCCTTACAATCCCCGACATCACCCCGCCAGACAATCGCAGGTATCCGCCCAGTGCAGTGGTGACAAACCCAGTCGTAGCAACCTGGCTACTATTATTCCCCGGAGCGGCAGTCGGAGCCGTCGGAATCCCTGTAAAGCCAGGGCTTACGAAAGCCGTTGCTGTGAAATCACTGAGAGCCTCCACGACAAACGAGGTCGTGGCAATCTTATTGCTATTATCTGTAGCGACAGGATTAGGTGCCGTCGGTATTCCAAGAAGCCCTGCATCAACAAGCGGGGCTCCCCCCAGCTGAGTCAATCCAGCCGATGCAGTCGTTGCTCCGGTCCCGCCATAGGAAATTGGGACAGGAATAAGCAGACCTATAGTAACCGATCCAATACCTCCCCCAACAAGACCTGACCCAGGGTTGACCCGACTAACACCAGTAGTAAGACTATCAACAACACTATGAACAAATTGAGTAGTAGCAACAACGTTAGAATTGTCTCCGGGTGTTGGAGTAGGAGCTTGAGGCAATCCTGTAAACACCGGACTAACAGTGGGAGCACCCCCAAGACCAAGAAGCGCTTGCGAAGGGTTATTAGCTCCAGTACCACCCCTAGCAACAGACACAGGGAAATAAGCATCAACATACTGTTTAGTTGCCGGGGCTAACAAATCTGTCGGATTTGCATTGAGCAATAGAGGGCCGGTCATCGTACCACCGGCCAGCGGCAAACCGCCGAGATTGGCGATAGCACTTACTGCGTTGTTTGCTCCTGTCCCACCATTGGCGACCGTGACAGGGACTGTAAGCCCAACCGCAGTCTGGAGGGCTTCTATCTCGGACTTGGCGACAGCGAAATTGCTTCTAACGCTTTGTGTCGTAGGAGCCCCAAAAATAGGAACGCTTGGGTCAATTAAACTAGGCATTCATATCTCCTATATTCTCCTAGTCAACAAAACCGTCCCAAATCGACTGATCGTCATCCCAGAGCGATCCACCCAGCGACATATCCCAATAACTACGGATAATCCGGGCCATAGCTGCATCCCGCAGGAACGCACTATGGGAGCTTATTTCGTCATGTGCAATAAAACGCCACTCAGTACCAGGGTTGACAAGATAGGTTCTATTAAAGAGGAGAACAGGAAACACCTGCATAGTATAATTCTTGACGCCATATATGCCCGGCTTCATCTTCTCAAATTCAAACTCGTTCCGCCCTGCCAGAGCCGAAGGCACATCTAGATATCCATGTGCCTCAGAGGTCAGAGTATTCCAAATGACAAGAGGCTCTTCTAATGCATCAATCAGAAGAGAGCCGTATGGCATAACACTTAGCATTCTTTAATTCTCCCCACTTCCTGCCAATCTAAATGCCCCTCCAGCTCTCTATGAGCCATGAGTTGCCACTTCATATTCGGCTTTATACTATAATTCCGGTTGAAGAGGGCTACATTCACCTCTCGCTCTGTTGTGTTCTCTATAGTATAGAGACCAGGGCTAAACATATTAAAGGTGAAGTAGTCAGCATGTCTTGTCAGACTGTACAAGGCATGATACCGTCTAAACTTCCAAACCTCTCCAGTCAGCTCATTAGTGATCTCAATCCTACCTTCTCCTAGGGATGCTAGGTCCAGTTCTTGGAGGGGCAGGTCCGCCGGTTCCAGCTCCAGTTCTAGTGGATCCAGAAGCATTGGGGTCCAATCTAGGCTCACCCTCGGTGCGGTTATCCTGACGGTCGGTACGCGACTCTGCAGGAACGCCTCTGTCGGGAGTTGGACTGGAGCGGGCCGGTCTTGAATCGGCTGCAGTGGGGCTTGGTCCGACTTGAAGTTCCACCGGGTCAGGAACTCCCCTTTGCTTTCCCACAGGCGGGCCGTATAGCCAATGGAAGCTCGCCAAACCCTCGTGAGCCATGAAGTACCAGCGCGTATGCGCTGGAACTGTGAACCTCTGGTTAAAGAGAACGACCACGACATTGGCGTTACTCGCATTAACTAAGATATATTCCCCAGGGTGCCACCTGTCTCCAACGAACATAAACGGATTGACAGGCAGCGCATTGTCTACAAAATTCCACCTCTTCCTTGTAAGAACTTCTATAAGTTCAATCACTTATACACCCAGAACCTGCTTCCAATGCCCTGACCTTGTGCAGATAAAGACGGTTGTAGCAGACGAAGCCAAAGCCACGCTTGCTGTCAGTACATTAACCGCATTACCTACAATCTGGTCCGGTGCACTAGCAAAGATCGCAAGTGCAGTAGTAGTCCCGTTAATAACCCAGACCATGCCACCAGGTAACGCACTTGGCAGCTTCACTGCTGCTCCATTTGCGACATCAATTACCTCATTAACGCCACCTTGCAGCTGTGTTGCAGTAACCGCTGTCGCGCCGTTACCCCTAACAGCAGCAGTGCTCCACATATACTGAAACAGCGCAGCGAGTTCACCAGCATCAACTTGCCGGAACCCTGGCGTCTGGAGAGACGGGACGAGACCAAGAAGACTCTTTGGAGGTGCTGCAGGATCCATAACAATCTCCTTATGTAAGAATCTTAGCGCGCCACATCGCAGGAGCGATCCCGTTCGTCATAGCACCCTGGCCAGTCATACAGAAAAACACTCCAACCGCGCCACTTGCCACTGGCACTCCAGCCACGCCCTGCACGATACTAGCTGGCGGAGCAATAGTATCCGTCACAATATCCCCAGGTGACGTATTCATGTACCCAAAGACAGTGCAACTATTCGCCCCGTTATTGATAATCGTAATCTCCATCCCCGCATACCCAGGTGGGAGCATCACAGAGTCGTTTGCAGTGGCAACAGCTGTCACAGTGTTCAACCACCCATTCAACTGAGTAGCGTTAGAGTTACCACCGCCAGGGCGAGCACTCACCCCATAATGTGCATGAAAACCCGGCAGTCCGGAAGGATTAGGGGCACCTGGACCCAACGGCATCTCGATTCTCCTAACTAAGTTTGACTAAATCTAGTAAGACCGATCTGAGAAGATATTGTACTGCCCTCTTCTCTGAAGCGTACTTGGCATCCTCAACCTTGCAATCTGAGCATTCGGTATCCGCACGACCATCAAACTATCTCTCGCCATTCCAGGCAGATGATCCCCCGGATAAGTTCCCAGCCGGTATTTTGGCCTCAACCGGACGGCTAAATTATACATCATCGCAAGATAGTATTCGTAAGGAATGTGGAGAGCGGTAGAGGAATCCACGAAATGGTAAGGCAGTTGAGCATGAATACTTATATGAATCTCGTAAACACCAGGCTGTGGAATAGGCCAAATATAAAGCCGTGCAGCTGGCCAATCAGTGTCGAGGAAAGCTGCTTCACCTGGACCTGATATGAGGCCTTTCAGCGTGATACGATCATAATCCTCTCGGCTGGGTAGAATGTCCAGGGCAAAATCTACCGAGTTCTGCGTCCCCTGCAACTGCCGAGTGAATGCACTACTTAAACGTCCAGGACGTACTCCCGTAGCACCCAAATCAAAGTCAGCACCAGGACCCACAGTATAAGACTGAGCACCAGTTGAAATCTTAGAGAGGTTGACAAGGTGGTAGACGAGCCATCTCTTTCGTTCCCACTGCATAAGCATCCACTGAAGGCGAGCAAGTCCATCGGTCGTATCCTCCGCAAGCGGAGTCTGACCTACGCCAATAGCTCCGCATTCCTTCAGAGCCGCAAGGACGATATCATCCATAGAAGTATTAGTGGGATCAACTTGGCTCATATTTTATCAGCCTCATCCTCCTTAGGCAGTGGTGCCCTTGTAGCAAGCTTAGTCGCCGCCAACTGATTCATCAACAAATCAATCTGAGCCTGTAGTTCTGTCTCTCGATCCCTCGATACCATCGGCGGTGCATCGCCCCCTGACGCCTTAATCGCCAGGGCCGGATGATCCCACCACCCAGCCTCACGCAGTGCGTGCTCTTCATCCGCATCATTAGCAACTCTATGGATTAATTCCTTCATCTCTCCAACGCGCTGTGGTCCCAGCGGGGTCGAGATGACTTCAGCTCTCTGAGTCACCCTAGTATCCCCCTTCGGATGATAGAACATCTTGGGATACTGAACAGGCCCTTTGAAATCCGGACTCGTCGAGTTCGCAGGATTGGCGTCGAAGACTCCTTGAGCCTCCATCACGTCAAACACCGTAAAACGGTGCGCCCTTGCATTACCTCTCCTCATTTATCCTTCCCCTTCACTTTATTGGGAAGACCCTTCCTCTTCGTCGCAGCAAAATCCTCAAGTTTATCCGCACTCATACCAGTCTTAGTCTTCTTTCCAGCCTTTGCGCGAGCCAGATCCGCCCCCATAAACCTCTGTTGCGCTTTAGATTTGGCGGGCATTTCTCTTCGCCTCCGGCACTCCATAGTTAGCTCTATGGATCGCTCTCTGTTCATTCACAAATTTGCGATGCACCTCATTCGCGGCCCTTACCATCGCATCCGCGGTACTCTCTTCCTCAGGACTTTTCTTAAAAAGGGACGGTAAGGCTCTCGAAAAGATACCACCACGCTGATTTTGCTTTGCCATTCCTGCCGCGTGCTTGGCCTCATCCATCGTCGGATACCAGTCATCCCCCAACTCTTCGAGGTCTGCTTGGCAGGACACGACTCGACTGCCTTGCAACATATGGAACATCGCTTTCGGCCACTCAGGCTTAGGCGGGGGTGTATACCCCTCTTCAACATGCAGCGGATGCCCTAAGCTAGCCAATGCAGCAAGTCCGTCTTCAATCTGCTTCAATGCTTCTCTTGCCCTATGACTCTTCTGAGGTTCATTCGGCCAATCGACGATGATCCGCTGTCTCCAATTCATGCACTCACCTCTTTTTCCATGTCACCGACACATGGTTTGACCGTCAAACTTCACCTTTACCTACTCTATGCCACACCGCACCAGCCTATTGATACACTTGATCTGCTACGATACAAGCCCACTCTGGCCGGATCCACAAATAGCCGTATAGGACATCGAGCCGGGTGATAAGCTGATCAGTTCCAATGAAGTAGTCAGTGACCATCCTCATCGACACACCATCGAACTCCTCGCGAGCAGCCTCATGCACATTCCGTGGCATCTCAAGATCGGCTGTTGCGAGCGTCACTGCCTCCGGTGCATAGGCAAAGTTCTTGGTGTATGTCGAGGAGGCCGGAAGACTGAGGGCCGGGTTAACCGCCGCACCATTGATCGGGCTCACATCAACAGTCTGATATTGCTGAGGGATACCCGGAGCCAGCTGCGGAACGATGGCGGGATAAATAGGGATGCTAGTAGCACCCGACGGCACATTCGCAGTCACCGCAAAGGTACGCAGCCGCCCGTAAGCTTGCTTTGTAATCCGGTTGACAGCATGGACTCCATCAATGGTGATAATGTCGCCCATATTAAGATTGGCAGGGAGTGGATTGACCGTAAGACTGAGGCCGGTCTGGCTTCCCCCGTTCACCGTCGAGCTTCCAGGCGCAAGCCCGCCATTCGCATGAGTGATGACCGTCTGATCTGCCATCCAGATAAATCCAAGCGCGTCGTACATGCGCCCTGTGATGTATTGGCGGCTGATCTCAGGGGCCGGGTTCAAGAGGCCTGAGAGGCTGCTGACCACGGAAGCCTCAGTATCTGGACTATTGACAATCTTCCAATTCGCCACAGGGGAAGAATTATTTCTGAGGGTTGCGCCAGCTCGCAGATATGTGCTTGCGATCGGAGCCAATATATCCTGAGTCGCATCGAGATTGGCGACAATGTTGCAGATCCCTCCTTCAGAGCCTGAAATGAGATCGACAGCCACTTGCCCCGCGAGATTGTTAACCATCGGGGCCAGGATACGTCTACTATAATCATCGAGGGAGAGTGTCCGATCAGCCAGACTGAACGCCACGTCCACATGCTTCTGTGTCGCCAGGACGAGTGTAGTCGATTGCTCTGCCGTGTCTTGCACGTTCAAAGCAGGACCAGTCGTAACAACGAAGTCATTGGGCAGCCTAATTCGGAGACTCGAACCAATCTTCGCTCCTGTAACTGCAAAACTATCGTCGTACTGCATATCGACGTTTTGTAAGAAAGCATTGGAATTTTTCCAGAGCCTAACCGCTTCCCTCGTAATCATGTTTATCGTAAGTAATTGATTTGGCACACCTGCCTCCCTAGCTAAACCCAATCATTTGGGCGAAATGGGCTCAGGCTTGCCCCCAATATAGCCTGTAGCACCAGCTATACACCGCTGGGAGGTGAACATCCGTCTATACGCCGACGGAGAGGCGAGAGCTATCTACACGCCGATAGCTAGGCGACAGCTCTATCGAGCCCTTCGTCTTGTAGCAACCTGCTCTTCTCTACGCCTCATCCATTCTTCCGTAGTCAAATTATCCGAGTCTGGGTTGTCTGCCCCCAATGCAGTCCTATTATTCACACCCATCGAAGCAGCCGGATTGATAGGACGTGGCGCACTACTAATCTCTTGTACAGGCCGTGAGGACATCTTTGTCAACTCAACAGCCATACGAATGGGATTCAGGCTAAGTATTCGAGACGCCTCATTCAAGTCTCCACCAAGCCCGTATATTAGCTTTGAGGCCTCTCCAGTCTCCATCGCAGCAGACAGGAACGAGTTGTACGTCGAGACCGCCATCGGGTCGTTGTTATCAACAAGGCCAACCAGCTTCTGCACCCTCGTATCGAAATCAGGAAAAGCCCGCCGTCCTACTTCCGCAGCCTCATTGCACCGACGATTAAACTCTTGCGTCGCCGCGAGGGCTGCAGCCCTCTCTTCTATCTGCCTCTCTATAAACGCCCCATCGGGCGGAGGCATCGTATACGGCTGCTGGGCCTGCGGCACAGGCTGTCCTTGCGGTTGCGGCGCATTGGCCCTGTGTCGCTCTATCTCTGCCCTGAGTTCTCTAATCCGAGCCTGTTGTTCTCCAATCCGCCGATCCCTCCAATCAGTAGTCGGCCTAGCAGGTTCCGGCGGCGGGGATGGCTCAGGAGTCTGGTCAACCTGTTGCTGTTCTACAGCAGGTTGTTCCGTTGCTTCCTGTTGGTTGTCGGGTCTTTCTTCCTGACTTGGGCTGTCAGACATGATTATCCTCTAATCCCATACTGTGTGTTTTAACACATCCCCGCATCGCAGTCAATTCTTATATCAATGGGTTTTGCGTCCGGTCCCGAACGGTGGGCCGGATACATTCATATTTCTAATACTCTGATCCTGCTCCAGTATTATCATTATCTCTTCCTTCAGACTTTCATCTACATCATCCCTGGTCAGCATTAACGTCATAGTCGCTCTAGCAAACTCTATACAGTTCTGCCAATTCTTGTTAATAAATCTCTTCTCAAGCTCTTTAGGGCTTGCACCAGGATTCTGCTTCTTCCATATCTCATAATATTCATTATCTCCCATCAAAGCCTCATACAACCGTCCCGCCGCTGCCTTTGCAACCTCAGCTACCTTGACGTGACAAACCTTTCTACCCATAATAACGCCTAATCGCTGAAGCCGAGATCAATTCTATATCTGCACTTAGTTTAACCTGTTCAACGCTATATCCGACATCTCTTCCATAAATCACCGCAGCGATATTCGGCAGCGATATAACGGTAAAACGACCCTCATACTGACACATAACATGCTCAATCCGAGCCTTAATTTTGTCAAACCCGAACGGATTATCGCAGTCGATAGGCATACACCTCACCGCGATGCATACCTGACCTACCCGCCCAATACCCTCCTCAGCCAACGCTTTATGTCCATCGTGAAACGGCTGGTATCTCCCAACCATCAGTGCTGTCGGTTTATTATAGTCGAAACCTTCTTCCACAGTCTTACATCCTCTGCCGAGGGGGATTTCTCCCCCTCAACACAGCCTACTAAGCAGGGACACTCATACCTTTGCGGCGGCGGAATACAAAAAACCCGCCGATCAGGCCACCACCCAACAGCAGGAGACTGCTTGGCTCTGGCACCTCATTAGTCTTGACCAGGGCCTGACCTCTACTTACCAATTCTGCGCCTGCTGTCAGGGTTCCGGTTGCCCCCAACGTCATTGAGTAGAGCGCCGGATCAAAGATTACACCACTCTGAGTCAAGTTAAAGCTGTCAACCACACCGACTGCAGTGTCGGCCAGCGTTGACAAAAGCGTCCCTGGCAGATCGGTTGGTGTATCGGCTCCCTGACTATTAGCCGGATCGTCGAAATAGGTCATTGTGATTGTCGAGCCTGCTGCACCCTGCCACGTCCCTGAGCCCGACGAGTCAAAGTTAGTCACAGGTCCATTAAAGCCAGTCGCACCAATAGCAATAGTATAACTCACCGACGAGCCGTTATTGTTGATGACTTGCAACGCAGAGGTGTTCAACGCACCAAACGAAGCTGGGTTGGATGCGATTGACACCTGCCCAGTAACAGTCACACCGCCGATAGTCTGAGTCCCAACTGCCAGGGTGCCCGTCGCCGGATTAGTATCGCAGGCCGCATTATCAACGCAGCTGAAGTTGGCACCATTGAAAGTCGATGACAGTTGCAACACCGCATTCGCAGGAGAGACTGCATAGAGCGACAAAGCAACTGCACTCAGGCCCCCTAGAAGATACTTACTCATTTCCTCACTCCCTATCTCTAAGTCTGTTAAATAGTCTCCGCCGATGAGGGGGGTCTTCCCCCTCATCAGGCAACGTCTCTACGGGGTCGCTGGCGGCACTCCTGGTTGTGGCTTGCCGCCCTGCATAGGAAAATATCCCCATCCATACTCTGAAGAGTAGCCCCATCCTCCACCCTCCGGCGGTGGCTTATCACCTTCGGCTGGGGGGGTTGGGAAGTCAACCGGCGGGCGCGGGATCACGATCGGGTTGGTTGGGAAACCTGGACCTGTCGAGGCAGTTGGCGGATACCACGGCCCGCCCCAAATATGCGTTGGCCCACCGGGCTGCGGTCCCGGAAAGCCGATATCCATGTAAGGCGGACGGATCGGCCAGAGGCCCGGCTGGTTCCCCGGCAGACCCTGATCGGGGTAATTGATCGGCCCCCAAGGACGCGGTGGTTGGCCCGGCTGCGGTCCCGGGAGTCCTGCATCGGGGTAGTTTCCGACTCCTCCCCCACCCCAAATGCCAAGTGGAGGTCCACCGGGCATAGGACCACCGCCAATGCCGAGACCCTGATAAGATAGGTCACAGACGATGGTGACGGGATGACCGTTCAGAGATTTATCGGTATAAGCGATTCCAACTAGTGTAACGGGTATGCTGGCCATTCTAGTTCCTTCCTTTCCTGATTCTTCGATAAACAGT